GACGGGGTTCGGTCGCTGTCGCATCTTAAGTATGTGCTCAAAAACTCTGTTGGCATGGCATACGCCGCCGACGAGTTCAGTTCGCACTTTTTCGCCAATGGCGCAAGGCCAGACTTTGCCATCGAGGTTGAGGGCAATATGAGCGCCGAGCAACAGAACACGCTACGCAAGACGTGGGCTGGTCGCCATCAAGGTCCTTACAAGTCAAACTTGCCGGCGTTGCTCACTGGCGGCATGAAGATCAAAGAGATCAATATGTCCAGCGAGGACGCCCAGTTACTGAGTACTCGTAAATTTCAGGTCGAGGACATTGCTCGAATCTTTGGTGTACCGCCTCACATGATCGGGCACACCGAGAAAAGCACGAGCTGGGGAACCGGAATTGAACAACAGGCAATCGGTTTTGTGAAATTCACATTGCACCGACACCTTGTTGGCATCGAGCAAGAGCTGACCCGAAAGTTGTACAGGCAAAGCAACCATCATTTTGAATTTGTAACCGCCGGCTTAGAGCGCGGTGATATCAAGACGCGCAACGAGTCTTATCGCATGGCACTTGGCCGAGCTGGTGAGCCTGGCTGGATGACAGTCAACGAAGTCCGCGCAAAAGAGAATTTGCCGCCGATTGAGGGCGGTGATCAATTAGCTACCAATCAAGGGATGACTGATGAATCCATATTACCGACTACTGATCAGCAATAAAGGGCTCGGTCAGTTCAAAGCTGCGGCGGTTGATAACGACGCCGCTACCGTTTATTTGTATGACGCCATCGTGAGTTCTGAGATCGAAGCGGATTATTTTGGCGGTGTTGACCCCAAACAGTTTGCACAAGCGCTTGCCGGCATTAAGGCGAGCACGATTAACTTGCGCGTTAATTCACCCGGCGGCTCTGTATTTGCCGCCCGTGCAATGGCGCAAGCGATCAAAGATCATCCTGCCAAAGTTATTGCCCACGTTGACGGTTTGGCTGCTTCAGCGGCGTCGTTTTTGATCATGGCCGCTGATGAGATTGTGATGGCTGAAGGCTCGTTTATCATGATTCATAACGCATGGTCAATGACCATTGGTAACGCTGAAGGACTGCGCCAAGAGGCTGATTTGCTTGACACGATTGACGAGTCACTGGTCAAGACGTATGCCAAGCGCACCAACGTCAGCAAAGACGACATCCGATCCATGATGGCTGATGAGACTTGGCTAGATGCCGAGCAAGCCGTTTCCCAAGGATTTGCCACAAGCGTTGCTGGACAAACGACTGATCCACAAATGGCGACCCAGTGGGACTTGAGCGCCTACAAACAAGAGCCAGACGCCGAGCCGGTCATCAAAGCCGACACCGAACAAGATCAACGCAAGCGTCGTATTGACCTTGCCAAGCGTGCGCTGTTTGCACGTCGTACCGACTGAGACGCTCTCGCGTCCAGATAGCCACCCAATCGGGTGGCTTTTTTTTTAACTTTTTGAAAGGAAAAGACGATGCAAAAGTCTATTCAGGATTTGCGAGAGCAACACGCTTATCTCGCCAAGGAAGCTCGTACGTTTTTAGAAAAAAACGAAGAAAACTGGGGTCAAGAGCACTCGGACAAGTGGGATGCAATGAGCGCCGAGCTCGACACCATCGAAAACCAGATCAAGCGCCGTCAGGATATGGACAGCCGTTTGGCTGAGGATAACGACTTCCAAAATGCCATGGAGCACGTCGAGCGTGTTGGTCATGGCATGGACGACAAATCCAAGCTAAACGCATTCAAGGCTTGGATGCAAACCGGTGAGATGAAAGCAGAGATTCGTGCCGAGATGTCCACCAACGTGCCATCTGAAGGCGGTTATACGGTTCCGACTTATGTCGCTGACCGTTGGATTGACGCACTCAAGGCTTTTGGTGGTATGCGCCAAGTATCCACGATCTTGTCTACCGACTACGGTAATACGATTGATTACCCAACGTCTGACGGAACTTCCGAGCTTGGTGAAATCCTTGCTCAAAATGCTCAAGCATCATCGCAAGATCCGTCGTTTGGCATGGTGGCTTTGGACACCTACAAGTACAGCTCAAAGCAAGTCGCTGTGCCTATCGAGTTGCTCCAGGACGCCGCTTTCAACATGGAAGCGTTTGTCGATGAGCGTTTGATCATTCGCTTGGGTCGCATTACCAACCAACATTACACCGTTGGCACAGGTAACAAAGAGCCGATGGGTATTGTGACTGCCGCCGGCAAAGGCAAAGACGCGACTGCCGCCGAATTGTCATATGACGATTTGATCGACCTGCAACACTCAGTCGATTACGCATACCGTGAGTCGGCCCAGTGCGCGTTCATGATGCACGACTTGACTGTCGCAGCAGTTCGCAAGATCAAAGACAACTACGGTCGTCCGATCTTTATCCCAGGCTATCAGTACGAAGGTACAAACACGATGGTCAACACCTTGCTGGGCGTGCCTGTTGTAACCAACGACAACATGGACCCGATCGGCCCCGGTGTTAAGTCCATCTTGTTTGGTGACTTTAGCCGTTACATCATCCGCGACGTTCGCAACATGCAGATGCTACGCATGACGGATAGCTACTTTGCGACAAAAGGTCAGGTCGGTTTCTTGATCCTGAGTCGCCATGGTGGTAACTACGTCGACGCTGGCGGTGCTGTGAAGTACTTGGCCATGCCGTCAAGTGCTCCTACAGCTCGTAAGTAAACCAACTAGCCCTCGGCCTACGGGTCGGGGGCGTTGAGGATATTGTGGATAACGTCAATTTCATCCGTTCTGAAGTCGATCAGCCGCCAGGCAATGAGTGGGTAACACTCGACGAAGCCAAAGCACATTTGCGCGTTGATTCTGACTACGAGGACACCTACATCCAATCTTTGATTGGCGTGGCTTTGGACGAGGCTCAGAATGTTACGCACCGGCGTTTTGGTGATCAGATTGTCAATGCGTATTTTGAGCACTGGCAGCCGGTTACTTTGTTTGGTTGTGGCGTTGTTCAAGACGTTGATTTGTATATGCGTGGCAAAGAGGGCGATTGGACGTTGATCGAGCCTGACAAGTATGAGCTTGTTAAATCTGTGCCGGCGTTCATTCATTACCGCAACGACTTTTCTGCACCGGTTCACAACGATTGGTATGAGCTTGTCAAAGTGTCAGCCAGTTGCGGCGAGCCGATGCCGGCATCGGTCAAGCACTGGATGCTGTTGAGAATCGGAACGCTATATGACCATCGTCAAGCTGACGCTGAAAAACCAGTACGCCCACAAGAGTTTGCGATTGAATTGCTTAACTCTCACAAAATTGTGGACTTTGTATGATCACCGCCGGCAAATTAAACCGACGTATTGTCATCCAGTCGCCGGTTAACTCGGTTGACGATTACGGTCAAAAAACCCAAGGCTGGGAGCAAGTCGCTGAAGTTTTTGCTGAGATCAGACCCATTGGCGCAAAAGAAAAATTGCGGGCAATGGAATACGACGCCATTTTGACGCATCAAGTCACTGTCAGATATCAGCCGCATTTGCTGCCGACCGTTGGCGCTGATGCCTGGCGCATTTTGTATGGCAATAGAACATTCATCGTCAATTCGGCTGAAGAATGGATGGACGCCCGTCAATGGATCATTTTTGAGGCTCGTGAAATTGGCAACTAAAGATTTTTCGATTACTGGCGGCAAAGAGATCATGGATGTGCTTGCCAAGTTTCCTGTCGAGATGGAAAGCAAGGTCATGCGAGACATGCTTAAAGCGTCATGCCGAGTAATCGCTAAAGAGGCCAAAAGACTAGCGCCCATTCAAACAGGCGATTTGCGTCGATCCATTCGTGTATCGAGCAAAAAACCAAGATATGGAAAGGTTACCGCATCCGTAAAGGCTGGCGGTAAGCGCAAGGGGAATCCCAATGTTTACTACGCCCACATGGTTGAGTTTGGCACAAAGTCGCACGTCATTAAGCCAAACAAAAAACGCGGCAAAAAAGCAATCACGTTTGACGGCGGTGTTTTTGCTGATGCAAACCACCCCGGCGTAACACCCAGACCGTTCATGCGAACGGCCATGGACACCCAAATTCAAAACGCGCTTGATGCGTCAATTAAGTACGCACGCAAGCGCATAGCAAAAGAGGTCAAATCCCTTGCAAGCCGAGCAAATAGCAAGTAAGTTGCTGCACGCGCCGCTAGT